ATGGATAATCCTGACTTTGGTTCTGAAACGGATAAAAAATTTATGATTTTATTTTATTCTTCCATGAATTATGTCTTATTTTTATTCTTGAATCAATATTATGAACTAGAATTTGTAAAGGCGATAATTTTTACAGTTATAATATCTTTTTTAATAACATTGCTTTTTCCGATATTATCTCGAATATCCTATAAAGTAACAAATTATATAAGAAGTTTATTAAATTTAGGAGAATTAGAGAATACTAAGCTAAAGGATAGTTTTTTAGAAGATGTAAACAATGATGTAGTATTCATTTTTTCTATTCCAGAAGAGAGATTTATAGGATCTGGGTACAAAGGGGGAAACAGTAAGGATTATGAAGATTTTTCATTAAAGGTTCTTAGTTTTTACGGAAACGAGGAGTTTTGCAGGTATGCCCATGAAGATACATTGATGTATTTTTTAGAAGATAAAAAAATCAAAGCTGACATATATATCAACTTTGACAAGAAAATAAAAATTATTTCTTTTCCTTCGGCTGCTGTGGAGCCTCGCTCCTAGGAGGTCGAGTGAATTTTGTAGAACCCCTATTGTTATCAACTTTTTTTGTCAATTAGTTTCTCCTTTCTATAATATTTGAATAAACGTCGGTAAACAATTATCCATAATTATTATAGCATGTCACTTTTAAAAATAATTATTATTTTATAAGTCGTCCACTTGGACGGCTTTTTCTTTATAAAACGCTACTTTTTCGCTCTACTTTTCTATTAAACTTAAGATAAAAGAGACGGAAAGGAGAGAATGTGGGACTATTTTCAAATATTTGGGCATCGGTCAAAACCAAAACTATCGATACTGATATTTCTGGCTATACTGCATTATTTAATGCACAGACTACCCTAGGAATGAAAAATGCTGCTTTAGAATCTTGTGTGACTTACTTAGCACGGTTAATTTCTAAAGGAAAATTTGTATTCAAGAATGAGAGTTCTATTACCGATTCAGAGTTTAACTATGCTTTGAATGTAAAACCTAATCCGAATCAAACGGCTAGTGAATTTAAAGTCGCTATGGTTAAAAAGTTACTCAATGGCGAGTTATTAGTTATCAGAGATAATGATAAATTCTATATTGCAGATAATTTCGTGACAAACTACTCTTTAGATGGTAATACCTTTTCTGGTGTAACAATTAATTTCTCAAGTAATAATGTCGCAAATGCACCGAATTCTGGTCCATATGCTCAAAAGTATTTTAATAGAGTGTTCACTCAAGGAGTTGACTGTTTTCACTTAGATAATGACAATATTGGGATAAAAAAATATGTCGATAGCTTATGGGGAGATTATGGGAAACTTTTTGGAATATTAATAGCTAATCAACTTCGTGTTGGTCAACTAAGGGCAAAAATAAGTATTCCAGTTAATTCTGATCTTGATAACAAGGAAAAGATAAAAGTTCAGCAACAATATGCGACTACTCTTTTCGATAAACTTTTGAATGATCCAGTTGTCTTGCTTCCAGAAGATGGAAAGTCAAAGTCTGCTTATGATGAAATCTCTTCTCAAAAATCAGCAACACTCCAAAATCAAATCACAGATTTTGGGGCATTAAAAAAGATTTATTTTGGTGAGGTAGCTGGTTTGCTAGGAATTCCACCAGCTTTAGTTCTTGGAGAGACTGCAAATAATTCCGAGAATTTAGATTTGGCAATTGAAGCTGCAGCAGTTCCTATTGGAAACAAATTAGCAGAAGGGTTTGCCAGTCTTTTAATTAAAGAGTCAGGGTTTATGAATGGTAATACTTTACAAATGACAGGCTATAAAACAGTTAATATTCTTGATCGAGCTGATGCAATCGATAAAGCGGGTTCTAGTGGAGTTATAAAAGTCAATGAAGTTCGTGAAGCTGTTAATTTACCACCAACAGAAGATGGTGACAGGTTTATTATGACAAAAAATTATGAAGAGAAAGGGAAAAATAGTGAAGACACTTAAATTTAATGGTGCAGTTGCTGATAATGATTATGAAGAAGTCTACGACTGGTTTGGCATGGAATGCGTCACTCCCAAAAAGGTTGCTGATTTTTTAAATAATGCAAACGGGGAAGATGTCACCATACAAATCAATTCTGGTGGTGGATCAGTATTTGCAGGAAGTGAAATATTTACGGATTTAAGCAAATATCCAGGGAATGTCACAGCAGAAATATCAGGAATTTGCGCGAGTGCAGCTACATTTGTTTTACTTGCTGCAAATCATATTGCAATTACACCAATTGGCCAAGTTATGATTCATAATGTTGCAGGAGGCCAAAATGGTGATTATCGTGATATGAACTCTATGTCAAAAGTTTTGCTAGGAGCAAGTGAAAATATTGCTGATCTCTATGCCAAAAGAATGAATATTTCATCCGAAGAAGCCCAAGCTTTGATGGATGCTGAAACATGGTATAACGCTAAACAGGCTAAGGAATCAGGTCTTGTTGATGAAATTCTTTTTGAAGATAATCAACAAGTTCAATTGGTTGCTAGTATGTCCCCAGTATTATCTCCTGATAAGATTAGTCAGTTTAAAAATATGATCAATGGTGAAGCAAAAAAATCACCAACGATTGACATTCGACTCGATGATGAACAAATGAATTCAATTACTAATTTAATTGATGAAAAAATAGCTGCAGTTAAAGCAGAATTTGAAGTTAAAAACTCGGCAGACAAGCCGCTTAAAAATCAGAAATTTAAACCAATGTTTGGAGGAATTAAATAATGGATTACACAAAACTACCTAATTACAAAGCGGCTGTCGAAAAATACACAAATGCTGTTAAAGAAGGCGCAGATGAATCAGCACAATCTAAAGCTTTTGACAAAATGATGAACACTCTTGGAACTGAAATGATGGAAAACATGAGTGCTACAACATCAGATAAAATCAATGAATTAATGGCTTCACGTCCAACTAATGGACTTTCTGAAAATGAAACAAAATTCTTCAATGCAATTACTTCTGGTGTTACTGGTGCGGATGTTACGCTTCCACTTGAAATTGTAAATCAAGTTTTTGTGGAATTAGAAACAGCCCACCCATTGCTCGGAATCATTAAATTCCAAAGTGCAGGATTAAAGATGAAAGCTATTGTTGCAGATTCACTTGCTTCTGGAGGAGTTGCAAAATGGGGTGAGATTTTCGGAGATATTAAAGGTCAATTGACTCAAACTTTCCGTGAAGTTGACTTCTCTCAAAGTAAACTAACAACTTTCCTTGCAATTCCTAAAGATGCTTTGGAAAATGGCTATGACTGGTTGAAAACTTTCATCGTAATTCAAATGTCAGAAGCAATGGCTCTTGCACTTGAAACAGCTCTTGTTGTAGGGGACGGTAATAATCAGCCTATTGGATTGATGAAAGACCTCTCTAAAGGAACTGTTTCAAATGGAGTAACAACATATCCAGACAAAGATGTAGCTGCCAAGGGAGATTTGAGTGATATTACTCCAGAAACAGCAGCAAAAAAATTGGCTCCATTGATGCAAATGCTTGCAAAAAATGAAAAAGGAAGTTTTGTTAATATTTCTGGACAAGTAAAACTACTGGTAAATCCAGATAGTTACTATGAAACTTTGGCAGATTTCATGACCTTAACACAAAATGGACTTTGGGTTGTAGCAGTTCCTTGGGGAATTGAAGTTGTTCAATCTGTAGCAGTACCAGCAGATAAAGGTGTTATTTTTGCAGCTAACCGCTACTGGGCTTACATGGGCGGAACTAAAATGGGTGAATTTGACCAAACCCTAGCAATTGAAGATTTGCAACTTTACACTGTCAAGTCTTTCTACTACGGAAAAGCTTATGACAATAATACAGCTCAAGTTGTAACATTGGCAGCTACACCCAAATAACCCCCAAGTCGGCTCAGCAGTCGTGGGGGAATCAAAATTATAAAGTAAAAGGAGAATCAAATGGCTTATACACCGAAAGTATGGAAAGACGGAGACGTCATTACAAAAGAAGGACTCAATAACATTGAGGAAGGAATCGCTAATGTTCCAGCAGGACCAAAAGGTGATAAAGGAGATACTGGTGCAGCAGGTGCTAAAGGCGCAGCTGGATTAAGTGTTAAATCACTTGCTTTGACAACAACTGATGGGAAAGTAACCGCTGGAACTGTCACATTAAGTGATGATTCAACAGCCCCAGTTACAGTCACAGAAGCTTAATAGTAAAGGAGAAGTAAATGAGCGATGCGGAAACTTGGGCGGATGGTCATCTTAAATCTTTTAAACAAAGGATGCGGATTAATACAGAAGATCCTGATGAACTTGCCAATTTAACAAAAATGCTCATTGCCTCTTACACTTCGATTCTTCGGTTGGTTGGTGTATCTGATGCGACTGACCCCGAGGTTGAGGAGTTAATCTATGAACGTTCTCGTTACACCTATAACGATGCTCTTGATGAATTCAAGGAAAATTATAAAGAAAATATTCGTGATGTTTTTCTAGCTAATCAGCCCGAGGAAAGTGAGGGAAGTGATGATAAAGTCACAGAAAACACTACAATCTTCTAATCGAACAAATAATGGAACAATGCGAACCTCAGTTACTTTTAAACGAGTGGGTCCTGATACTTCATTTGATGGACGAGGAGGAGAACTGATTGAAAAGTTCAAAACTCTTGCGGATGTTTATAACCCCAGTAACAAAGATTTGAGTATTTTAGGAAGTCAAAACGTTAAGAATGGAGCTACGATAAAAATTCGTGATCCCTTGACGAGTTACCAACCTAAAAATGATGACAAAGTTATTATTGATGATCCTAGATACTCAGGTCAATTTTGGGGGATTGTGGATGTTCAACCTGATTTCCATGATCGAACTTTCTTGAAAATAATTCTAGGAGGGACAAACCTTAATGAGTAGTACGATGACAATCAAGGGATTTGAAGAACTAGAAGCTAAATTGAGGGAGAAGTTTAGTGAAGCTCGAGTAAAATCAATTGAAGGTAAAGCTTTAAGAAATGCCGCAGATGAGGCTGTTGTTGATTTGAAAAGTACTCTTTCACAGTTTGCCAATAGCGGAGATACAGTTGAAGGTGTAGTTCGTGGGAACGTTTCAAGGGCATCTGGATTTCCTATGGTCAAGATTGGGAATAGTGGGAATCACTGGAGATTGGTTCACTTAGAAAACAACGGATTTACTAGAAATGGTAAGAGTTATCGTTATAAAAGCTTCGGTGCTTTACAAAAGTTTGCGAATGCTCAAGGTAATAAATTTGTTGAATCGGCTCAAAAAGATTTAAAGGAGTTGATTGAATGAAAGATATGCTCAATGAGTTAATGGAAGAACTGGCTACTGATTCAGAAATTAAAGCTATTCAGGAAGAAGAAGGCTTTAAAAGCTATATTAGACGTGACGAACTTGCAAAAGATAAGACGAGTATTACTGTCATTCCTTCTGGTCCGCCTGAATCAGCTGGATTTGCAAGTAATGATTCACTCGCAAAGCATTTTGTCTATCAAGTCAGTATTGAAGCAGCTGAACGAGAAATTCCTAAAACTCTTCAGAGAAAAGTTGAAAATATTCTCAAATCCAAAGGATTCTATCAGATGCCTGGTGGAGTAGATGAATATTTTCCGACTACTCAAAGGTATGTGGATGCAAGATTTTATCAAGGCAATAGTAGTTTAAATGATGATTATTAATAAAGGAGAAAAAATGGGTACAGCCACAGTTGGATTTAAAAAATTAACCATTCGTATTTTGGATGGGAAGCCAGCAACACAAGATGAAAATTTATTTGTCATCGAAGGTAAAAAAGATAAAGGGGCAACATCAAGCGCCAAAGTTTCAGGTCTTGCAGTTGATCCAGTTAAAACTTGGGGGTCAAATGGTGTTTATCATACCTCAGGTAAAGGAGTAGGGGATGGGAAGATTGATTTTGACCTCATTGATATTCCGGACAAAGTCCAGTCTGCTATTTTAGGATATGCGATTGATGAAGATGAAATTATTACAGCTGGAAGTGATACACAAGCGCCTGATTGTTCAATCTTGATTGAAGATTACGATATTCGTGGAAATAATTTCTTACTTGGATTCTTGACTGGTGTCTTCTCTTATGATGGTGTTGAGATTGAAACACTTCAAGGGAAAGCCTCTGAAATTAAACCAGACACTTTGACTTATTCAGTTGGTTCAGATGACAATGGGTATTTCTTTAAGAAATATTCTGGAAAAGATACCGCTGCTCAAGATAAAGTTCGTGCTGCTCTAGAAATGACTACACCCTAAAGGCCCCGTAGTCGGTCAAGCGACCGTAGGGGACGCTAAATTATAACTTTGAAAGGTAACGCTTAATGGCTAAGTTAGAAATCACACTCCATGAAAAAGATGGAGATGTCACTTATAAACAAAATCACATTACTGGTCAAAAATTTCTTGACTTCTGGGAGCTTCAAGAAAAAATTGAAAAAGATAATTTAACCAATGTTGAAATCATCACTTTAAGAGTTGAATTCATTGCTGGATTATTTCCAAATGATAAGCTTACTGCAGAACAAGTTTTACGTGGTTTAGATCCATGGGAATTAAATAATACTATTCAGCGCTTAGATAGTGTTATCCTGGGAAATGAGGAAAGTGACGAAAAAAAAGAACCATAACTGCTAAGGAAGCAAAGGCAGGTTTATTAAACTTCATTAAGCAGTTAGTTGTCAATACAGGTTTTACTGTTTCGGACATTTTGGATAATGACTTCGATACAATTATTGGAGTAGTTAATTCAGGAGAGAGTGAACCAGAAGAAAAAACGGTTGAAGAAGAAACTGAGGTAATGTCCCTTGGTGACTTCATGAATAAATTATAAAAACAGTTCTTATGAGCTGTTTTTATAGTTTCAGTTTAGGTAACGCTTGCAATAGAATGGTCCAAAAGGCTATAATTGATAATAATGTTTAGGAGAAATTATGAAAGAAACACAAAATAGACCTTTTTATAGATTATTATGGTTTTGGATTTCAATGGCTAGTATATTTATTGCTATTGTCTGTTTAATAGTAGCCGTAGCGTTTACATCTAAAAGTGGCATTGCTGATAAAAAAATCGCTTCAATGAGTAAATCGTACTCTAAAGCGAGTTCATTTAACGAAAACTTTAATGAATATATGAGAAGTAATGTTCCAAATTATGATTCATATGTAAGTGGTTATCTTTATTCTGGTTCTTCCAAAAGTACTATTGAGTCATATACATCTAGTAGTGAAGATTTCACGGAAAGTTTTGGCACTAGTCAATCATTTTCAAATAATGATACCGATATCGAAGTTAACGTATTAAGTGCCAATATTGATTCGTCAGTAACATTGAGCAGTGAAGCAGAAAGCGGGGCGAAACCGCTAGTTGTTACTGTAAGTATAAAAAATACAGGAAAAAAAGCATTTAGCTTTAATACTCATGATTTTACAGCTTATGATTCAGAGGGGAGTGTTTTAAATTTGGATTTAAATACCTATGATAATGATATGCCAGATTCTGTTAATATTGGGCAAGTTGTCCAAGCAAAACTTTATTTTGATGCTAAAAATGATGGACCATTTTCTGTTACATTTGCTGATGGTACATGGAAATAAATTAAAAGAGACTATAAGGTCTCTTTTTTATTTTAAATAAAAAACGCTACTTTTTAAGAGCGTTTTTTGTTTATTCTTGAATTAACGATAAAAGTTCAAGGAGAAAGTAATGGCAGATACACCTTTAGGAAAAATGATAATTGAAATGGGGCTGGATGATGCCAATTTCTCAAAGGGAATTACAGGGGTTAATAAGCAGTTAACTGCTTTAAAAAATGATTTAAAAACTTCTCAGACTTCATTTTCTACCTTTGGAAAAGGAATTGATGGAGTGAAGAGTCCGATGGAAGTCCTCACAAAGTCAATAGAGAAGCAAAAAGAGCAGCTTGCCTTATTGAAAAAATCTTATTCTGGTTCTTTGGTAGATGGTAAAGCGACATCTAGCACTCAAAATTACGCCGCTCAGATTTCTCGTGCGAATGCTCAATTAGTTCAGTATCAAGCCCAATTAAAAGCCGCTGCAGTTGAACAGTATAAACAAACCTCTTACTTGCCTCAATTATCTTCAGGGTTCAGTAAATTAAGCTCTGGATTGGATTCAGTTGCCGCAAAAACGGCACCAGCTTCGCTAGCAGTTACAGCCGTCTTTGCAAAAGGAATTCAAGCAGCCACTAATTTCAATGGTAAGATGACAGAAATTCAAGCGTTATTATCAGACGGTACACCAGCAGGAGTCTTATCAAAACAAATGGATACGCTCTCTAGTAAGTCTAAAGAGTGGGCGCAACAATATGGGATTGATACCTCGTCCATCAATGAAGGTATGGAGGAAATGATAAAACGTGGTTACAATTTTAATCAGACAGTTGGGGCAATGCCATCAGTTCTTGATGCAGCGCGTGCTTCTGGTGATGATTTTGGAACAGTTATGTCCTCTTCAACAGCTATTCTTGAGCAGTTTGGTTTGAAAACAAATGATACAGCATCAATGATGAAGAATACACAACGTGTTACTGACAGTCTTACATTTGTAGCCAATAAAACTTCTGCTGGGTTCTCAGATATGGGGACAGCGATGGAATATGTAGGACTAGTTGCCAATTCTTTAGGGATGAGCCTGGAAGAAACTTCATCAGCTATTGGACTATTGTCAAATAATGGTATTGAAGGAGATAAGGCTGGTACAGCACTTCGGGGGGCATTATCTCGCTTGCTTAAACCAACCAAGGAATCATCCGTTGCCTTTAAAGCACTCGGTGTTAACCTTGATGAATGGAAAAAAGGGAATATCGGACTTCCAGATATGCTTGATACTATCAAGAAATCTACAGAAGGTATGACTGATGCAGAAAAAAGTTCATTAGTTGCGAAAGCTTTTGGTACACAAGCTCAAACTGGGATGAATATACTTATTCATCAAGGTGGAGATGCTTTACGTGATTTAACGAAAGAAACACAAAATGCAACAGGTTATACCAAAAAACTAGCTGACCAAATGAATGATTCTGACAAGAATGCATTTAATAAAGCAAAAGCTTCTTTAGAAGTTCTCTCTATTAATTTGGGTCAAAAGTTATTGCCATCAATTGTTCCAATCGTTAAAGAAATTGATAATTTAGCAGGTTCGTTTGAAAAGTTAAGTCCAGAAACACAACAGTTTATTATTAAAATGGCCATTGCAACGGCTGCAATTGCCCCAACTGCGAAAGCATTAAGCGGACTAACAAGTATCGTTTCTGGTGTTACAGGAGGCCTAGCAAAACTTGGAACAAAAGGTGCAGGTAAGTTGGCTCTGAAAGGAATAGCAACAGAAGCTGCAGGCGCAACGACTGCAATTGGTGGTGCGGGAGGATTAACCAGTAGTTTAGGTGGCTTATCCCCCATTTTAGCAGGATTAGGACCAGTTGCGATTGGAGCTTTAGGAGTTGCTGGTTTAACTGGAGTTATTCTTGCGGTACAAAAAGTTACTGAAAAAGCAAGAGGTGAATTACAACAGACTAGTGATTGGGGAACAGTAGTTGGTAGTTCAGCTAATCAACAATTAATGACTTTCCAAGGTAAGCTAGAAAATTTCAACTCAGCATTTTCTACCTTTGAATCCTCAGGAGTAAATGCGGCCAAAAATGTAACTAAGGCTTTTAAAGGTCTCGCAAGTACTACAACAGGAGACATAGACAAAGCAACGGAATCTTTAGCGAAAAAAGCGAAAGACCTAGGGATATCTGATAAAGAAATTAATGATTGGAAATCCAAGATGGATTTACAAAAAAATAACGTTCAAACAATGTCAGATCAAGTTATCGCAATTTATGAACAACAAGCTAAAAAGCATGAAGATCTAACCACTGAACAATTGAATATTGTTAAAAATAATGAATCTCAGATTATGGAAGCTGAGGTAAATTCTCTACAGATTAGTGGTGATAAAAAAGCAGCTGTTCAAGCGGCAATTTATGGAAAAATTAATGATAAATCAGAAGAACAGTTAAAAAAATATAAATCAGCTATTGAGAAAGCAGTAGAAGCAGAAAATAAAGGTTATGAGAGTAATATGGCTTCTTTAAAACAAACTTTAGATCAAGGTTTGATTGGGCAAGAAGAATATAAAACAAGAACGGAAGCATTAAGTAAACAGCATAGTAGCATAATGGAGCGGTACGGTACAAGTCTTGCAAGAGTTATGCAGGAAAGCATAAAAACCTACCAAACGAGTGGTGCAGCTGCGGAAGCTTGGCAAGAAAAAACTAAAAAGCAATTTGAAGATTTGGGGCTGAGCTATGATCAGATAACTTCAAAAATGGTGAAACCAGCCTATGCTGCAAAAGATTCTAGTGGTTTAGTTGCTCAATATACTTCAAATATGACCTCCGATGGTAAAAAAGCAGCTGATGCTTGGAATGCGATGGTATATGACAAGAAAACAGGTACAGTAACTTCTAACGCTGTGGAAACTGTCTCAAAAGCTATCAACGCTGAAGGGGGGATGGCAAAAAATTGAATTTATCACTAAAAATGCAAAACTTGATACAAATGCATTAATAACAGTTGCTCAGGCTGCGCAAGCAAATGGTATTTGGAATTCTCTTACGCCAGCTCAAAAAAATCTTACTGTGAATAACAAAGAAGGCCTTGAAGCGATAGTTAACAGTAAAAATAATCTCCAAATATGGAATTCACTACCCGTGAACGTTAAAAATATGTTGGGAAATAATAGTGATTTCATAAATAAAAAAGGCGCTGCTACCTCTATCCTTGAAGCATGGAATGCACTCCCAACTAAAGAGAAAGAATTAAAAGCAGTAAATTTGACAGTACAACCAAAAGAAGAAGCCCAAAGAGTTATTGACAGTTTGAGAGACAAACGAGTTACTTTGGGAGCTTTGAATGGAACAATCGTTCCAACCTTCCAAGCACAACAGACAATTGATTCTTTACATGATAAAAAGGCTGTTTTGAGTGCAGTAGATAATACGGGATTTGGAGTAAGTCAAGCAGCAAATACTATAGCGAGTTTGCAGCCTAAACCAGTTGGTATTGATGCGGATCCAAGCCAAGCAAATTGGAAGGTACAGAATCTTTTAAATAGCATTCCTGCTGCAAAAACAGTTCAAATTATTGCACAGACAACCAAAAATGCGCAAGGTACTCCCTACCACCCAGGAGGGCTTGCGACAGTTAATGACCAAAAAGGTTCTACTTATCGAGAATTAATTAGTTTGCCAAATGGAGTAAGTTTTATTCCTCAAGACCGCGATGTGACAATGCCTCTACCTCGGGGGACTAAGATTCTTAAAGCAAGCAAAACAGCTCAGTTGATTCCAAAATATGCAAACGGAACAGGCGGTATTCCTGCGGATGCAAAAATATTTAGAGATATGAAGACTGTACAACAACAATTGGTATTAAATGCACCTGTGGTTGATAATACAAACTTGCTAAAAGAAATATTAAAAGCTCTACAAAATCAAACAGACAATAATGAAGTCATTACTGCTGTTAATCGTCTGGCCAAACGTCCAGCAGTCAGCGTCTTTGATTCTGACAGAGCAGCCGCAACATTAACAAATAAAATTACAAATCAACAAAACCAAAAGAATCTTATAGAAAGTATGTTAGGAGGTGAACGTCCTTGATTAATAAAATATCGATACTATACGACAGTATAGATATAGCAAGCTATGTTGATGGGGTTACTGATATTAACCGTCCCATTGGTTCAGGGTGGAAAAACACAACACAAGAGTTATCGAATGGCGAGGATTTTCTATACAATGCGCGTGGCTCAAAAACAATAAGTTTTAAATTTTTCATTAGAGGAAATGTGACAAGAATTGCTCAAGTGCGTGAAAGGCTTGCGGCACTTATTGATAAAAGCGTTCCGACTCCTTTGATTTTTGGAGATGAACCAAACAAGGTTTACTATGCTATTCCAGATGGGGACCAAGATTTAAGTGGTGAGCCTGAAAATCCAACAGGTACCCTTTCCTTTTTAGTTCCGTCTGGGGTTGCAGTTTCAAGCTATACAAATATTTTGAATCAAGCCAATTCTGGGGGAAACAATGGGAGTTACACCGTAAATGCTGATAAAACAATAGATATTATTGTCAATAATAGAGGGACTGCAGATGCGTATCCGACTTTCAAAGTAACCAATAAATCAGATAATGCCTCTATCGGCATTGCTGGACCAACTGGAGTTCTAGCACTTGGAAGTCAAGATCAATATTTGATTGATACAGTGACCAATGAAACAACAAAAGTTGAATCACAGTGGCTATTAAATCCGTCTTCTATTGGGCAGAAAGATAATTTTGACGGCCATTTTATGACTGCAAATGATGTACCAAATCCACAAAATGGGCAACTCTTAACAGCGGGTAACTTAGTTTGGAAAAAAGATGGGCTAAGATTTCAAGACGGAGGCCCTGAACCACCAAAAGATACAGTTTATTTGGCTATGGGGGCAATGCAACAATGGACAATCCCAGCGGATTCTGCTGGAGATGTAGGAAGTGTAAACTTCACTGCACCAATCAATATTTGGGGGCAGGCCACAAAGCAAGGTCAAACTGGATTGCTGCAAGTTTTATTCGTGGACGAAAATAAGAAGTTAATGTTTGGGATGGGTATTTATAAAGATGATACTAAAGGAAACACGTTTCAAACCCAGCTATACATTGGTGGAAATCATCCTAGAACATGGAAAGTGTTCGGTCCAAAGGGACAAGAACTAAATAATGGGGGGCATGGAGATGGGAAAGTTCCTAGTCCTAATCTCTACTTTAATTCAACAACGGGAGAATTTACACTTCAAAAGAAAGGCCCAGTCTTTAACTTTACTTTCGGTAATAAAGGGGGCAATTATCCAATTACAATTCCTGAACTGGCAAATACTAAATGTATGAAAGTTTACGTTTATGGAGGCCAACTTAAGAATAGAGATTTAGGAAATCAACTGATTACCAATTTATCTCTTAGAATGTTTAAGTTCCAAAAAAATGATGTTACAAAAATAATAGATAGTACCACTGATGCAAAAAGATTTATTCCAGCAGATGATCATCACTTTGGAAAAGATGAAGTCGTAGTAGCCAATATGGCAACAGGTAAGATTTACCGCGGGAATGGAACAACAGCTGCGAATGATGAAAAAATTAATGGTTCAACATTTTACTCGATTCCTCCTGGAGAATCAAAAATTACAATCGTTGTTGGTGATAAGGCAGAAGTACCTGATGTGGAAGTAACTTGGCAAGAAAGGATTAGATAATGGAATTAAATATACATGATAAGACCTTGAAATATGTTGGGGTCGTTAATAATAACTTACCAGAGGCTTTGCATTATTTTGATGACAAGTGGCATCGATATTTGGCAGAAGGAAGTTCTACTTTTGAATTTTCGGTTCCCAAAAATAACCCTGATTTCTCATTGATTCAAGAATCTAGTTATATCAGCTTTTACTATGAGAATGAAGATTATCTTTTTAATATTATTGGGACAAAAGAAGATGATAAAAATAGTTTGGCAGTGTCTTGTGTAAACTTAAATCTCGGGTTGCTGTATGAAACATTAAATGCTTATTCTAATAACAAAAGACATAGTATTGTCTGGTATTTGAAAAATGCAGCTAAAATTTCCGATAATATTTTGGAAATCGGGCAAAATCCCTTTTCAGAAGTGGATGAGGATAAGAGTAATCCGATATTAACTTTTGATAGTTCAGAGACAAAACTTGCAAGAATCATCTCAATTTGTAATAGCTTTAGTGCTGAGTTTAAATTTAGCACGAAGTTGAAAGATGACGGGACTTTGCAAAGTATCACGCTAGATTTATTTAAAGCTGGCGGTGTTGGCCAAGTTAGAAAAGATGTCACGTTGTATTATGGGAAAAATATCACTGGTATCACTCGCACAATGGATAAAAAATCAATTTTCAATGCGACAACAGTTACTGACTCAAAGAACAAATATAATTGGAAGGCAGTAGAGGGTAAGCATTACAATTCTGAGGGACAATTGGAATTCTATAAAAATGCTGGTGAAAATACTGCTTATGCCCTTATTTCAAGAGATACTTTCCCTTCTCAACTAAAATCAGATACAAATGATCAATGGATAAGAAAAGATTTTTCTATAGAGGCTAGTTCAGAAGATAGTTTGTGGGATTATGCGGTTAGTCAATTTAAACAGTTTGCATATCCCCAAATGACTTATGAAGTTTCTGCAACAAGTACAGCGGTAACAAATGCTTTAGGAGATGGCCGATTACTTGATATTGGAGATACGGTAACGATTCAAGATGGAAATTTTGATAAAGCAGATGGAGGACTTATTCTTTCAGCAAGGGTAAGTGAGCAAGAAATTAGTTTTACAAATCCATCTAGTAATAGTGTGACATTTACTAATTTTGTAAAGCTAAAAAATCAGATATCGGCTGATTTATGGTCAAGAATGAAAGATATCGTTGATCAAAGTACTCCTTATCGTTCAGAATTAACAACATCAAATGGGGTTCAATTCAAAAATAGTGCTGGTTCTACTACACTTTCAGCTCATATTTATTTTGGAACGAATCCAGAAGAAACAAATGCGGATCAATATGAATGGTTCAAAGATGGTGTTTCAGTAGGGAAAGGACAGGATTTAACTGTTAATGCTGATGATATTGATGGAAAAGCAGTTTATGCTTATGAAGCGACATTGGACGAAAAAGTAGTAGGGCGTCAAGAAGTTACGATTACTGATGTTTCAGACGGATTAGATGGACGAGCTATTGTTTCTGTAGAACAAAAGTATCAAACGTCCAAAGAACAAAAAGCACCTACTGACAATTGGGAAAATGAAAACTGGAAAACAGACATGCCTTTCACAGATCCTGAGAATAAGTACTTGTGGCAAATTAATCATATTACTTATAGCTTGGCTCCTTTAACCAGTGATTCAATTAGTTTAATCGGAACTTATGGCGACCAAGGCGAAACTGGACCAGTTGGTCCTCCAGGAGATGACGGAAAACCTGGGAAAGATGGACAGGATGGGAAAGATGGCCATGATGTTTGGAATGTAACTATGACTAATGGAAATATGATACTCCCTGCGAATGCTTTGGGCGGAGTTCTCTCTTATTCTAATACAGGAAATAGTATCAGTGTCATGATGAGTAGTGGTGATTTATTAGTACCTACTGATAACCTAGCCAAACTTTCAAATAATCAATTTTATGTCGAAGCAGTGGGTACTAATATTACTCCTGGAACAAGAACAATTGATATTGAAAATAAAGTTATCACTTTTTCAAATATTAGTAATTTCCCAGCAGAAATTGGAGCGACAGGATCAATCAGTTTTGAAATTACAGTTAATGTTTATGGAGTGGTAACAAAATTCAGTAAGCTTCAAAATTTTACGACCAGCCCACAAGGAATTACAGGTAATGATGGTGCGGACACTTTTACTTATATCCGTTATTCTAATAAGTCAGATGGTTCTGATATGGTCAGCTTACCGAACGCAGATAGTCGCTTTATTGGTGTTTATACTGGAGTAGCTGCAATTGCACCAACTGATCCAAAAGATTATACATGGAGTAGATTCAATGGAGCGACTGTTTTAGCACAAGCTACAGAGCCAGAAGAGGCTGAAAGGTTCACGGGAATGCTTTGGCAGTACACAGGAACAAAAGACCTTTCTGCGACAGGTATCACAGTAGAAGCTAATACCATCTATCAATGGACTGGGAAAGTTTGGCAGCTTTTCGTGATGAAATCAACCAATTTACAAGTAGATAATGGCTTTATCACGAATGCCATGATTGGAGATGCTCAAATCAAGCTTGCGAATATTGACACGGCAAGCATTAAAAAACTTTCTGTACTATCAGCAGACCTAGGAGAAGCAACGGCGGGTTCTATAACTTTACCAAAAGGGGAAACGGGTGGTTTATCTGTAAAAGACGGAGTTGTTAAAACGTGGGATATTTCAAAAGTGGCAGACCCTAACTATCCAGATGGGAACTCCTATACCAGTATGGGAGCAGCCCTAGATTCTGGGGGAATAACTTTTTATAGTGCTGGTTATGGTCAAAAGCTTAATCAAGAGAAAGTTATTGACGACAAATACAAAATCGCTACACTTAGTGCTGTTGCTGGTAATGGTCGTAAGGATGGAGGAGTAGGTCTTGTATTGGATGCGAGCAATCCAAACTTTCCACTTAATATTATTGGAAACGTGAGAATTCAAGATACAATTGACTTAGGTAAAGTAAAAAGTGCTGAGGTTCCTCTTGGTTGGGGACGTTCTGTAATCCTGACAAGGGTTGGTAATCAAGTGACTATGTTCTCTAACAAAACATTTAGTGGTACGATGAACCAAGGGCTTTGGAGCCAAGCGAATGAAAAAATACCAAATGGGTATAAGCCCTATGGGCAAGTTTACATTTATAGTGTTTCAATAGTCAATCAATCTAAATTCATGTGGTATAGGTTAGGACCGAGTGGAGGAGTAGAAATATGGCAAAACGGAAATATAACGACTAGTGACACAATGATTACCCCAGTTCAATCATGGATAACAAGCGATGGATTCCCATCATAATAGAAATTTAGAAAGAAGAAAAATGAAAAAAATAAACAAATTCAGGAATCAACAGATATTGTGATTGAAGAAGCTACTGTAGCAAGTCTAACTCTTTCAGTCTATGAAACAGGAGATTTATCTGTACAATTCAATATAGTTGATCCTCAAAGATTTCATGCTACAGAAGATTCTAAAACAGACTTGAATGAACTAATTTCTCAAGCGATTGAAACATCAAAAGAAAAATTTGCATCTTATACGATTCCACAAAATTAGAAAGCAGTGGTTATGGAATATCAATTATTGGGGATTTCAGGGTTAATTTTAATTATTCTGTTTCTAACATGGCTAAAGGATGGTGAAAAAATGGACCCTCCACTAAAAAAAAGATTTGTTATAGATCTAACAACCATTGCACTCTTTTGGGTGGTATTTGAGTTTGTCAATCATATGAGACCTAACATTTTTGAAAAAGAGACTATTTGGGTAATTAATGGCTCTCTGATATTCTTTTTCGGACGAATGATGCAGATGGTTTACCAAATTAACCCAATGCTTAAGGATTTAAGCAAATATTTAGAATCAAAGAACGAGGAGAAAGAAAAATGAAAAATGTATCAATTAAATAAATTTCGTCAATTGTCACTACTATTTTAACAGCAGTCGGTGCAGGATATGCAGGTCTTGCCAATATCTGGGGATTCCCATTTGCGGACCAGGCAGTATCAAGTATTGCAGTTATTGTTTCTTTGATTTCAGCAGTTTTAGGAGCATTCACAATGAAAAAAATTTCTGACCGTTCGGCTTCAAACAATGTAATCCAAGAAGCAGCCAATTCTCAAGAAGAGACTGCAGCTCTTGATTTTGTAGAACCTAAAAAAGCAGAAATTATAGCTTCAAAAGAAGATACAATAAAAAACGATATTGCAATTCCTAAAGGAGAAAATGAATGACTTTAAATATTGGAAATGGAATTGGTGCGCTGAAACAACAAATTGGATGTGCGACCTATTCAATGTATGGTTCAAGAAACTTTTCGGATGGAACTTGTGATTGTTCTGGGGCAGTTTATTATGCCTTACGACTTGCAGGAGCTTCGTGATTCGGTTATATTCCTAGCACTGAAACGATGCACCAGTGGTTATTGGATAATAACTATGAATTAATTGCAGAAAATACAGAATGGCAGATGAAAGCCCAAGATGTCATTATCTGGGGTAGAAAAGGAGAATCGGCAGGAGCTGGAGGACATACTGGTATTGCAGTAGATGGCCAGAACTGGATTGAATGTACCGCTTGGTATGGCGGAGGAAATGGTCCAGAAGGTGGAGTAATTATTTCCAATCATGACCAAAGATGGGCCATGTGCGAACAACCCTACTTTTATGTTTACCGCTTAAAAGATAATACAAACCAATCAAATGATATTAACTACCCAACAACAAAGGAGAACTCAAAAATGATTTATGCATTCGCAGTAGAAAACGGAACAGGAACACTTTTATTTGACGGACAAAACACACTAGCTTTTACAGGGAAAAATGCCAAAGCAGCCTATGACCACTATGTGGGAACATATAAAGCGATTATGGGTAAAGACCTCCCAAATCAAATCAAAACAGAAGCACAGTTTGCTTTATGGGCTAAACTTTATCCAGTTAAATATATTCCATTTAATTAAAATCATCCCTGACTTTGGTCAGGGATTTTTTATTTTCGTTAACAAATGTTACTGTTTTGATATGAGTATTTTAGTACAATTCAATTATTCTATGCGCAACTTCCAAATACAAATAGCTTCAAATTTTAGCGCCATAGAATAGGTGAGTTGGGATTCTTACCTCTTTATGAGATTGAAGCCGTTCTTCGGAGCGGCTTTTTTATTTGCTATTGTATTTAAATTTTAAAGTGTTATGATTAGCGTAGGAGCTTAGTAGACTCCTTACTATATATCAGAGCTGCCTCCTGCGTTTGGGGTGGCTTTTAATTTGCTATTGTAATTAAAAAATAATGTGTTATACTTGCCATGGGGTTCGTTGCCCCTTAGGTATAGTCGCTCTTGTCATATTGGGCGGCTTTTTTATATCAGTTTGACTTTACCAAAGTATAGAGATACACTTGCGCTAGGGAGTCAGTCACTCCCAGCTTATTTCAGTCACCCTCCCACATTTGGGGTGACTTTTTATTTACCATTGTAATAACTGACCAAAGTGATATACATAACTTAAGGTTGGTACAACGAAAGCACCGCCTGTCATCTTTAGCTGCTCAATTGTGAGCGGCTTTTTATTTTTCAAATAATAGTGAGTTTGACTTTAACTAACCTTAGTGTTATACTTGCTGGACGGAAAGATTAGTTGCTTTCCTTACAGTTCATAAAACCCATGTCGTGATGATGTGGGTTTTATTAATAAATAGGCAGTTTGACATTGAGGATAATTAGTGTTATTATGAGAAAGTAGATTTTGTCATGAGTAAAATGTTTTATAGATTCACTTTTCGCAAAATAAGATTTACAATTTTGTCGAAAGGAAATAAATATTATGGCAAATGGAACAGTAAAATGGTTTAACGCTACTAAAGGATTTGGCTTTATTAGCTCTGAAGATGGACAAGATTTGTTCGCTCACTTCTCAGCAATCCAATCTGATGGATTCAAATCACTTGACGAAGGTCAAAAAGTTGAATTTGATGTTGAAGAAGGTCAACGTGGGCTTCAAGCAGTCAATATCACAAAAGCATAA